CCCGTATCGACCAGCACGGGGATGCCAAGCTCCTGCGCCCGCTGACAAAAAAAGTAATCCTCGGAGAGCAGCCGGCCCGGCTTGGGCGCGGGCAGCAAGCCCTTGAGACGTTCGATGACGGTGGAAAACTCCTCATGAAACTTCGCGCCCTGCTCAGTGAGCAGGTATTCGCAAAGATGCTGCGCATCCCAATGGGCCTGCGAATCCGAATCGCGATGCACCTCCATTGGCCAGACGTTGTGTTCGAGGTTGCGCTCCCCGTAATCCGCGCCGTAAGCGCAATCAGGATACGCCTCGATCATCTGCTCGATGACCCCGCGCTGGACGCACAGGAAGCCGGTGCCCGCGTAACGCACGGCCTGGAGCTTGCGCGCATCCACGGCCGGCATGTAAGGCAGAGTATTGATGACCCACTCGACCGGTCCCTCCTGTTTCTTGGGGTAGAGACCACCGACGATGGGCACGTCATGCGACACCAGGCGCGCGATGTGTTCCGGGGTGAAGATGATGTCGCAATCGATCCACATCAGGTGCGTGCAATCCGACTTGAGGAAGGCCGCCGTGAGCTGGTTGCGCGAGCGCGCGACGCCGTCGCCCTGGCAAAGATGGATGTCAATCGGGCAGGGTTTGCCCGCGACCGTGAACGCCATCCGCATGTTCAGCGAGCCATCCGGCATCCGTGAAACGTGCGATTGTTTGTCGGCCTGGAGCGCCAACAAGCACTGGAAAAACTGAGTCGCAACCTGCGAATAAATAGGGAGACCGATGAAGAGCCTGGTGGGGCGAGGCGCCTTTAGGGCCGCGATTGGGTTGGGGATTTGCATTGTGTGAGAAGATATGGGACCGACGCGACGTCTCACGCCGGTCCCTTTGTTATTAAATCAGAATTGGAGGCGCATCGTAAGCGTTGCGTCGTTGGGGTTGCCCCCGGCGACCTCGGTCTTGATCTGCACGCGCAGGAACTGCCGCGCATCCGGCGGCGTGGAGATGTTGAAGGTCGTCGCGGCATAGCCTGCGGCGACTTCCGCGATGAGCACCGGCCCGATGCCTGGCACGTTCGTGAAGTTGGCGCTCGTGTTCACGTTCGAGCTTTGCAGCTGGAAGGTGACGTTCTTGTTATTCGCGCCGTTGGTGCCCGCGGTCGTGACGAGGATGATCGAAAAGCTTTCGTTGAGCGGGAAGGCCGAGACCTGGCTGAGGTCAATGGCGCTGGTGTTCACCGTCGCGGCGTTGATGGGGAAGTTCGACGTCACACTGAGTGTGGCGTCTCGGATTGCGCGTCCTGGCATAAGTTTGTTTAGTGATTCGGAGTGGAGTGGTGAGAGTGGTCAGGAGTTGATCCCGTCCGTGTTCAGGATCGAATCCGTCGTGTAGATCGGGATGCCTTCGTACTCCGTGGGCATCGGCGCGACGAGCGCGTTGCCGCCGCCGCGCGGCGCGTTGCCGGCCTGCGAGAAGATCGTCACCGTGCGGCTGCGCTGCAGCTGCCCGCGCGAACGGCGCGAGCAGAAGAACGCGTCCGGCGTGAAGCCGACCGCGAATTTCTCGAGCAACTGCGACAGGAGCGAATCGGTCAGGCCCTTGCCGGCGTCGGCGGTGAGATTCTCGATGCGCCCGACACAGTTCACGTTGCCGACGTGCAGGCCGGTCCAGGCGGTCAGGTTCGAGACCCGGCCGGCGTAGGCGTTGCTGCTCGCGTCGAACAACTGCTGATCCTCGAAGGGCGGCAACTCGAATGAGCCGTTGTTGCCGATGACGATGTGCGCGTCCTGGTTGCCGAATTTGACGGCATACAGGCTGGATGCCGTGCTGGCAGTCGTGCCGACGGCATCGACCACGATGGAGGTGCCATCCGCCACGCCCGCGTGTGGCAGCAGCGTCTTGATGCCAGGGAAACCCAGCGCATCGTTGACCGTGCCGTACCAGATCTGTTTGCCCAGCGTGATGAGCGCCGAGCGCATGACGCCCGACGATTCCATCATTTCGAACGCCGCCATGCCGTCCTCGTGCGCCTTCGCAACCGCGAGGTCGAGGTTCACGGCGCCGCCCAGGATGAACAGCTCCGAGAGCTGCTTGGTGTAGCTACTGCGGCCCGTGGCGATGCCCGCGTTCGCCGCGCGGAAGCCGGTGGTCGGGAAGGCCGTGCGCTTGAGCGTGGTGAAGCTGACGCCGGGGACCGGGCGGGCCGGGAAGAGACTGATCTCGGGCGCGGCGCTGAGATTCTCCTCAATGAGGCCGACGACCTTGTCGTTGTTGTTGGCCTTCGCCACATCGAGCATGGAAAGATTTGGCATAAATTAGATCGGGTGCGTTGTTGAGAGTTGAGAGTCGAGATCAGGCGCGGAGGGCGTGCTCCTGTTTGTTCGCGGCGATGCTGCGATCCAGGCCGGTGAGTTTGTCATCCTTGGTTTGCATCAATGGCCGACCGCCGCGCGCCGAGAGCGGCACGGTGGCGGGCGTGTTCGTGAGCATCAGCTTGAGCGTGTCCACGCTGAGAGTGACGAGCCGCGCGTTGTCCATCGGCTTGCCGTCGCCATCGACGGGCGCCTTGCCCTCGGCGGCGAAGCGCGTGATGAGCGCCGCCTTCCCGGCGTCACTCGCGGCGCTCGCCTGCGCGGCGACGGTCGCTTCGAGCGTGATGATTCGCGTGAGCACCTCGGCGGCGCTGAGGGTGACAACCTTGTCGCCCTGCTTCAGCTCGAAGGCGGGCGGCTTCACTTCCTTGATCGCCTCCATGTCGGCCGAGAGCGTGATGAGGGTGTCAGTGAGGGGCTTGAGCGCGGCCGCGATGGCGGCCGCAATTTGTTCGGGGGTCATAGAGGTTGCGGTGCGTGTTGATTGTGGGGCGGAGAAAAAGCTCAGTCCGAAAACCGCGCCATTGCGCACGAGGCCAACGGAATGCAGGAAGGTGACGCGGCCATCATGGTCGAGGGCAGGCGTGGGCGAGAGGTCCGCGTAGTTCCGCGCATTGGCCAGGCCGCTGGCTGTCCATGTGATGTCTTCGAGATACAGTCCATCACCAGAGATGATCTTCGGCACGCCGTAGCCGGCCACGTCGCGCGGCTCTCTGGTGCGCGCGAACTCCGGCGATCCATCCACCGTGTTGTGCTCGTAGTCGAGCGCGATGCGGTCGTAGCCGAGCCGGGCCTGGTTCACGCCCATCGCGGCGAGGGATTGTGCATCGACGAGGATTGGACCCTTCACCGACTCGTTGCGACCCCAGTTGAGCAGCTTGATGCGCTGCGGCAAGGACGCGCCAGACAACGCGCCGTTGCTGATCGCCTTGAGGGCGACGAGCGGCGGGAGGGTTGCGGCGTGTTCCGTGTGAATCACGTTGTCATCGAACCACACGCCTTGCGTGTGTAAAACCTAAGCCGTCGAAACCGGCGAAGTGTCCGAACATTTCTTTCCCCTCCCAAACCTGAAAACCTGAAAACCTGAAAACTAAACCGCCGCCGCATTCTGACTCGCGATCACCCGCGCGCCGGCGCGCGCAATTTTATCCTCCGCCGCCGCCGTGAGTTTATCGCCGAGCACGGGGAAAAACGGTCGCGGCGGAATCGTCACCTTCATCGCGAAGATCCGTTTGCCGCCCGGCCCGACCCACGAGAGACGCTTCGCCGTCTTCGGACGAATGACGCCACCATATTGATGGATGGCCGCGTAGATCGTCGCGTTCCGCAACGTCGCGTGCGTGCTCGTGACTTCGAGATGGAATGCTTTCGACAGCACCGTGTTCTTCTGGAGGATGCTCGGGCCGCTGCCATCCGCCTTGGGCGCCCACGGTGTCGGACGGTAGCCCGCGCCAAAGGAATTGAACGTGCCCTCCGTGATGGACTTGAACGTCGTGCCCATTGCGCGCAGGACGGGTGTGGGATTCTTCGCCGTCGCGATCAGCCGCGAAATCTCCGGCGAGATGTCGTTGCGCAGAACGCTGAATCCGAGAAAAGCCACGGGCCAAGAGTGCAGGAAACGCCTTCCGCCGCGAGCCAAATGTGGGATGGGGCCGGCGTCAGGCCGTAGGATCGAAGATGGTTTCTTCCCCGGGATCGGGCAACACTGCTCCAACCTCTGTAGAGGGATCGATGATCTCTTCCCAGGGATCGGGAAACACTGCTTCAACCTCGGGACGGGTCAGGGGTGTGCCGCGAAGAATGGCGGCGCGGAGAAGAAAGGCCATCCCCGTCTCGAATACGATGCCGGGCGCAGTCACCTCGGTGATGTTATCGAAGTGCTTGCTGTATTCCGCGATCAACAACAGTTGTTCGTCCATGCTCATGGCTGCAAAAAGTTCCGCATGTAAACCGTGACGGCGGGAAACTCCGCCGCAAATAACTTGTCCCCATCCATGACCGCGCTAAATGCGTGGGCAAAAACTTCCATGGCCCCGTTTCGCCTCATGTAGGAAGGCGAATGGCCAACGCCAAATTTTGCGCCCGAAATCCCCATGAGCGTATCCGCGATCCGTGACACCAGTTTCGCACCATCAAGGTCGGCGGCGACATCCGGTTTTGCAAGTCCTAACCGTGAAGCGGTTGGGTTCCATTGCTCCCAACTCGCCCGACCCCCTCCTGCCTTGTAAATTGCAATCCATTCTGCCCCGTGATGTTCCGCCACCCTCAATTTCCACGAGGCGAAGTCAGATCGCATCGCATCATTAAGCGCCGGATCAACGTGGGTTTTTGTCACGGCCCCTGTTGCAAAGTGCAAATGATGCCCCAACTCGTGGAACATCGTCTGCGGTCTGCCTGCCCAGTGTTTGGGGTCACGATTTAACACCACTTCTTTTGTCCCTGGGTTGTAAATCGCCCTTCTGCCCGCCTTCAGTGAAAACCTGCCTAACATCGCGATTAAATTCGCGGGAATCGTTGCCGCGGCGTTGACGATTTCAGGCGCGAATTTCGCGGCCTTGAAGGCGTCCGCGATTTTCCGCGGAAGTTCCGCATCGGGAACAGCCGCCGTCGGTGGCGGGGCGGTGGGCACATGTGGGCTGGGAATGGCGCGGGGGATCGTGGCCTGTGCCACCGGCGTTTGGTGCAGCCATTCCCAAACGGAGAAGCCGTTGCCCATGTCCGTCTTGATCGCCCGCGCCACGAACGCCGACCACACCTCTGGATCGTAGCGCTTCTCCAGTTCCGCCAGCGGCAATCGCAAATCATCCGGGTGCCAGGAGAAGCCGCCGCCCTGCTCGTCGCGGGGCGGTGTCACGTCGTAGCTGCGTCCGCCGCGTTGGAGCTGTCCGTCGCGCAGCCGCTCCAGCGCCGGGCCTGCCATCACCACACGATCCTCGGGCGCGCGCTGCTCGTCATCGGCGCGGGCTTCATCCACCAGATCGGGATTCATCGGACGCACCCGGCAACGGCAGCCCCATTCCCACGGCGGAAAGTGCGCGTCCCAAAACGGATCGTTCTTCGGCAGCACCAATCCATTGAGCGCGAGATGCGAGTCGCGCACGTTATCGTCCTCGGTCGCGAGGTATTGGAGGTGGGTCGTGTCTTCATCCTCCTGGGCGACGCGCCAGTTGCTCGCTTGGAAGGCCTGGAAGCCGTGCGTGCGCAGCAGCAGCTCGGCGCGCCGTTCCGCGCCTTCCCCCAGGTAAGGGGAGAGATCGTCGATGATGCCGGCCTTTGCATCGTCCCACGTCGTTCCCTGCGGCACCTCCGCGATGAGGTCGCGGACGCGCTGCATGACGTTCGCGCCCTCCAATCCGGTGATGGTGAAGGCTCGCCCGCGCAGCTCGGGCAGCAGCGCATCGAACACCGCGCGCGTGACCACGGGCTTGCCCGCGATCAGCGCGGCAGCCTCGACGTGGGGAGCGATGAGTTCGGAGGGCATTGGGGTTTTCAGGTTTTCAGGTTATCAAGTTTTCAGGTTGTCTACCTTCTGCCTTCTACCTTCTGCCTTCTACCTTCTGCGCCGCAGCGGCGCCGGCGGCGGCGGCGATTTGCAACGCCTCTTCCGTGAGCTGCTGGACTTTTTCCGGTTTCCAGTCCGCGTAGAACGCGGCCAACTTCATGCGCGCGTCTTCAGGCGATGTGCTGTGCTGGATGATGAGCCGCACGGGCGCCAGCGCGCCGCGATAGGCTTCGCCCAACGCCTTCGCCCGCGCGGCCGCGATGGCATCCGAGGGATGAGTCGCCTGCGGCCATGGAGAGTTGAAGGTTGAGAGTTGCGCGCGGAATGGTGTCGGGCCGAATCCCTGCGTCGGTTCAGGCGCGGCCTTGCGCTGGATCTGGAATCCGACCTTCTCGCTGATCGTCGGGAGCGCCTCGTCTGCCGGTTCGAGGCTGGCTTGGGAGAGCTTCACCAGGAGATCGGCGATGGCGGCGGAGTCACCCGCGCTCAAGCCGCCCCAGACGATCTTCGGCGCGCGCCCGGCCAGTCCGTTGATGCGCAGGAACGGCTCGAACAACTGCCGGCGCAATGTCTCGCCCAGGGTGAGCTTGTCGAAGGTGCGGATGTCATCGCGCACTTCGCCCGCTAGATCGCTGGACCCGGAGCCGAGGCCCGAGGGTTGCACTTCGGCACTGGCGGTCTGTCCCACGATCACCTTCGAGACCTCGCGATTGCAGACGTTGATGAATTTCTCGTAGGCATCCGCCATGTTCGAGGTCGCGATCTCCTTGAGCTCGATCTGCGAATCTTCATCCACGACCAGCCCACCGATCTTGGTCGAGAGGCTGAACGCCTCCTGCAACATCGTGAGCTTCGCGTTGTCCGTCACGTCCGTGCGCCCGACGACGAAGGGCGCGCCGTAACGCTCCATGCCGCGCCCGAACCAGTCGCGCGCCAGTTGCGACAAAAACCACCAGAAGACAATCGCGCGCATGGGGCCGCCCCAGTTGTCGCGCACGCCCACGAGCAGATGCCCGCGATGAATGATGTGCCGCTCCGGCTCGGCTGCGTAAGCCGTGCCCGCGCTGTAATCCACGCGGCCGTCGGCGTCGGTGGCGTAGAAGCGCAGATCCTTTTCCCAGACTTCCGCCTGGTAGGGCAAGGCTCCCGCCGCGCCCTGATCTATTTGATCACGGCTCCGCGGGAGCGTCGCCCTACCATCGTTCGCCCTGCTGTCGGTGTAATCCTGCCGGAAGCACAGCAGCGTGGGATTCACGATCTCCAAACGGCGCAGCGTGAATCGCAACGGAATCGCGCCCTCGCGCAACGCGCCGGCCACGACCGGACGATAGATTTTCTCGACCGAGGCCACCGGCCAGAGCGTCGCATCCATGAGATGCGTGAGGCCGGGCGTCCAGTTCTCGCAATCGGCGATCATCTGGCGCACGGCATCGGCGGCGAGGACGTCGTCGTCATCGTCCTTGTCCTCGGGCAGCACGGCCATCGGCTGGCCGAGCACGGCCATCTTGCGTTTGCCGAACTCCGCCTGGACGTGCGATCCCGCGACCGTAATATCGCGATACAGCGCGAAGAGCAGCCGTGTCTCGCCGTTGCTCTCGGCGCTGCGGATGGCGGACATGATGCTCGCATTCGTCGCGCCCGCCGTCGCGGTGATCGGCTCGTGTCGCTGCCCCACGCGGCCGCGTCGCGTCGTGGGCATATTGTCGAGCAGCGCACCGAGAGCGGCGGCGAATCGTTGGAGGATGGGTTTCATGGGGTCGCAAATCGTAAATCGTAAATCGTAAATTTCACCATCCGCCTCCGATGTGGTTGCCTATCGCCACGGCCACGGCCTTGCCTTCGCTGCCGCGGCTCACGAGCGCCCACACACTCAGCTTCCCGCTGTCGAATGTGTCGCCGTGCCGGCCTTGCGGGTCCGGCTCGCAAATGAACGTGCCCTTCTCTTTTTTCGGCAGGCGATGATCCTCGCGCAGGTAACGCTCGGGCGGGAGCGTGAGATGATTATCCTCCAGCTCACCGACGTAGATTGAGCCGAGGCATTGTTTCATCGTCATCTTTTCGCCGCCCGGCTTCTCGATGGTTTCGCTGCCGACCACGTTCTCGACCGGCACCAGTGCGCGCAGTTTCTTTTTGATGCGCGCGCAGAAGTATTTCTCGCTCGTCGCATCCTGGCAGAGACGACGTGCGCGTCCGCCGTCCTTGCGGGCATTGACGATCTCGACGATGCGCGTGAGGCGATCCTCGGCGAGATCGGGGTCGGCGGTTTTCCAGATGAACACGGCGCGCGTGATGTAGCCCGCGCCCTCGCGCTCGGTGATGCTGACGCTCGTCGGGTTGCTCGTGCCCTTCTCGGTGGTGGCCCAATCCACGCCGATGCCGACCTTGTTCGAGGTGAGATTTTTTGCGAGCCATGCGAGCGCGTGATCGAAGCTGAGATCGTCATCGATCAGGAAACAGCAGCATGTGCCGAGACCCCGGCGTTGCGCGGTGTCGAGCAGCAGCAGCCCGCACGCGGCGCTGCCGCCGATGATGAAGCGCACGCCGTAATTGCGATCCCAGGCGTCCTTGTCGTGATCGCGGCGTCGATGCTCGGCGGGCGCGAGCGGCTCGCCCGTGTTGTCGTCGTAAAGTGAAAGCCCGCCCGCGAACGCATCGAACGCATCGACGCGCAGGATGTGAACACCGAGTTCTGAAACGTATTCGTTGCCGTTCGGATTCGCCGCGAAGTCGAGGCCGATGGGTGGCGCGAGCAGCTCGAAGCTGTAGTGCGTATCATCCGGCGGCGGCGTCGTGGTGAGGGTGCAACGGAATTGCGGGTTGCTCGAAATGATCGGCTTCACCGCCTCCCACACCTCGCGGAAATTCCGCACGCGCCCAACTTCATCGAGCATCAGATCTCCGGTGTCGCCGACGGCATCAGGCACGAGCGCGACGACTTTTGTGCGGGAATAATCGGAAGCATTTTTAGAATGGTAGAAACGGAACTCCAGCCGTTGCGCCTCGAAAACCTCCGCAAAATCATCCGCATGCAAATCCGACGGCATGACCTTCCCCGTCGCGCTGTCGATGGTCCGCAGCGGCCCTTCTGCATTCTGCCTTCCGCCTTCCGCCTTCATCCCTCTCAGCGCTTCCTGCATGATCTGCGCTTCCTTGCGCACGATCTCGCGCGAGAGCGAGAGCTTGGCCGAACCAAAGACGACGGTGTGCCCGCGCGTCCTCATCATCTTCTTAAGCGCGACGCCGGCGACGGTGGTCGTCTTGCCATATTGCCGCCGCGCCAAAAATGCGGAGACGCGATACTGATCCACGAACTTGTGGAACCGGCGTTGCGCGGGACGCAGTTGCAGAGCGGCGCTCATGATTCACGCCGCCCGAATGGGTCAGGCCGGGTTTGGCTGTATGATCCGGGTGAAATGGGGGTGTGAAGCAGGCGCCAGAATCGACGCCTTGCCCTTTCGCGTGGCTTCGCGTGGGGGTCAAACCCTTCGAGGGCGGTGTAGATACCCCCCGAGCGGCAAATCGCCTCCCAGGCGTTCCAAAGCCCGACAACCTGACAACCTGACAGGGGCGCCTTCACGCCGCCCCCTTGGCCGCGCCCGGCTCCCAGAGGTCGCCGAACATCAGCTTGCCGAGCGCCTCGGTTTTTTGCTGGGTGTTCCCGCCGCCGCTGGCGATGTCCAGCGCCCGGCGATCCTCGGACCACGTCACGAACAGTTCGCAGGTGGTCCGCTGAAATTTCTGTTGCTCCAGATCGAGGGCGCGCTCGGATTGATCGACCTTCTCGCGGATGAGCTTCAAATTCTCCGCGCCATGATCACCCTTGCGGAGTTGCGAAACGGATCGGGTCAACCCTTCGAGAGCTTCGCTAAGCATTTTGATGCGCGCCGCGCCGCCCTCACCCTGCTGATCGAGTGAAGGCGCCTGCCCACCCTCGAACTCCCGGGGATGCGCCGCCCGCGTGAGATCGTCCAGCGTCTCCAACACCTCCATGATGCGGCCGCTGAGGATCGCCGCCGCGCCGTCGCTGAGAGAGCCGCCGCCCGCCTTCGCGATCTCCGCGCTCCACTTCGCCATGTCGCGCGTGTGCTCGATGCGTTCACGGCGCGACGCCCATTGTTTGTAGCCGTTCGTCTTCCACGCGCTGAGATTGTTGCCGGTGATCTCCGTGCCGTCGAATCTGCGCAGCATCAACGCCTGGACCTCGGGCAGCGCGTTGAGCCACGGCAACACATCCGGGCTGAGTTCACCATTGAGCAGGCGCAGGTTTAATTCCCCGCGCAGCGCCTCGGGGAGCGAGCCGATTTTTCCGGTGTGCGTCATCGCGCTGCCTCCGCGAGGTGGACGCCCAACAGCAGCGCGATGCCCGCGACGAGCATGGCGCCAAGGAACAGCCAGAAGACGATCATCATGATGTGGGGGCGCGCGCGCATCAGGGGTTCAGTGTCCTCGCGCCATCCCAGCAGTTTGCCAGGAAAAATGAGTAGGCAAATCCCATCGGCGTTGCGCTCCGCAGCGTTTTGGTTTTCTCGGATTTTCCGCCAAGCTTTTGCATCCATGATCCTTGCGGGCACGCCCGCACGGGAGTCACGGCGCGGTCACCGCCCACAAGCAGCGGCAGCGGAGGCGTGTATCGTCCCCAGAGTCCCGTCCGCTTCGTGTAAGGGTCGCCGAAGTCGCACGGGTCGCAATACCACGGGCCGAACTTTTTAAGCTCCGGCAGCAGCGTGTTGAGCCTTCCAACCGGATTCTCCATCGTCCACCAGTCGGGTTTGAGAAATTCCACGCAGCGCAGAACTTGGCGCACGAGTTCCAGGCTCCTTGCGGTTTGGCCGCTCTGGTCTTTGGCAGGCCAGTATCGCGCGCCGCTCGAAGCGAAGTCGGTGCAGGGCGGGGCAGCCAGGATGCCGTCCACCACGCCGTATTTTTCGAGCACTTTTTCCGTGAGCCAGGCGCGGTCCAAATCCATGATGTCCACGCCGAGCTTGATGTCGATTTGCACTACGTTCGCGCCCGCCTCGGCGTAGGGTCGCGACCAGTTCCCGGAGTGGTCGAACAGCGAAAGGACAGTTTTGCCGGACACTGAAACAGACGCAGCGCGGAACGCCCCTTGAGCGGTCATGGCGGGGTCGGCGTGTTGAGTGGCGGCGGCCATGATCTAATCCTTGGGGATGGTCCCGCGCTCGTGCGCGAGCACGCCCAGGGCGGTGGCGGAGTAGTGGCTCGTGCTGCCGAGTCCGTCGATGTTCACGATCACCAGCCCGAGGCCGGTGAGGAAATGGAGCGCGGCCGTGAGCGCGTCGTCACCGAAGGCGAACTCGATCAGATGATCCTTGTCGATGCGCCGGCGCACGGCGTGCAGAGGATGCGCGGTGGGATGCCGCACGGACAGCACTTCGAGCACGACGTGGCGCAGCTCTTCGTTCTGTGACGGGTTGAGTGAGTTCATCGGGAAGATCGGTTGATGCTTTTTTCCAAGGCGGCAGCCATGCCTTCGAGCCGCCCGATGCCGCGCTCCAAATCACCAAAGGCTTGCGACGCCTGCTGGCGAGCAGCAGCGACCTCTGACAGTGCGTGATCGATGCGGCCATGCAACCTCTGCACGCCCTCATCATACTCAGATCTTGGCACAAATGTTTTGTAAGCCTCCTCGGCGATGGGTGGATTGCGACGGCTGCTCATCCACAGGCCAAGACCGGCGATGAGGAGGGAAAGCAACTGGCCGCCGACGAGCACGACGACGAGCACGACGTTGCCGGTGAAGGCCGAATCAGGACCGTCGCCGCCCGATGAAACGTCGGCAATCACAGAGGCGGCGAGTGTTGTGATCAACATCACGATCACGTTAGGCGCGTGCGTAGCACGCGGTAAAACGAAGCGGAGGAAAAAAGCGAAGCGGACGAAGGTTTTTTTTACCGATGGCGAGCAGTTGCGGGATGCGCCGTATACGGGAACTCGCGCACGCGCAGACTGCTCGGCCACTCGTACATTTCGCCGCCTTTTTTGTCGCGCAATCCACAGGAGACTAGAGACAGTGAGTCCAACGGGGGAGGATTGCCTGCGTATGTGCAAAGCTCAGGCATGACAGCGTTGCTTCCGAGTTGCCCCACAAAGCACGCTACTCCAGCCGCCTTGCACTGGCCAACGATGGATCGTATCCAGTCGATGTTGCATGGCCTCGCCTTCGGCCCGATCTCGCCGCCGATGATGACCCAATGAATGCCGGAAAGTGATTTTTTGCCAAGCTGGCGAATCCAGTCAGAACGATTCGTGGCATCCGAAAACTCCACCGGCCCAAGCAACGGCTCGCAGGAAAGGAATCGAACCCGGGCCGGGATGGCGAGCAGTTGCGGGATGCGCTCGTCAGCGTGGCGTTGGTTCTCAACGGACACGCCGATCCAGACATTCGCTGGGATGCAGCCGTGGTTATTTGCCCAATGAAAAATCCAGTCAGCGTTGGCCACATCACTGCCCATCCCCGGCGCACTGTAAGCCTGCTCAAGGCGAGCTCTGAAATTCTCCGGCCGCTTGGTCAATAACTGCCAGTCGAGATTCGGCGTGGCGTTGATGAGACGCAGCAGGTTCGCGAGCCACGAAATCGGCACCTCGTCATCCAGCCAGTCACCCACCGACTGGCAGAAGACGCGAGGTTGGGCAATCAGTCCCTCCATGAAACTCTGTGCCTTTTCGTATTGCCGATTCAACTGCAACGGCAGCTTCCAGTTCGCCGCACTGACCCACGGATTTATGGTGTGATCCGCCCACTCAACATCTGAGTTTTTAGACATATTTTCAATTCACCGAAGCTTGAGCTTCGGAGCGTTCAACTTAGCCTCACCATACACGCGGATGTCGCCGTCAACTTTTGTGAGTGCGGGCAGATTCGCCGCACCATCCACGTAGAGATTGCCGCCGACTCTGGTGAGCGCGGGCAGTTGCACGTGGCCATAAACGTAGAGGTTTCCGACAACTTTTCCGAGCTTCGAGGCGTCCAGTCTCACGCCAACATATACATAGAGGTTGCCGACAAACACGGATGGCAGGACTACGACTGAGCCGTTTGATTTGATTTGTTTCATGGTTTTGATGGTTTTTCCCATAAATTCAGCGCTCTACTGACGGCTTGCGCTCTGGTGGCCGGACAGGCCGAGCACGCTGGCGCGTTTGATCTTGTAGTTGCCCCGCACGCCGATGCGCCGCCAGTCCGTATTCTCGACGAGCGTGCCGCGGTCGCAGAGCTTTCCCACCCAATCGACCTCGCACCCGAGGATGCGCGCGGCCTCGGCGCTGTTGATTTCATCGTCGCCGCCGAGCACGACAGGCGTGCCCGCGCGCACGAGCAGCGAGCCATCCGGCTGCCGCACTTTAATCGTGGGCGTGTAGACGACGGCGTCGAATAGTTCGGGCGTCGATTCGGGGGGGCGGCGTTGGCGGGGGGTGGGGATTCTCATGGTGTTCAGTAATCAGTGTTCAGTAATCAGTGTTCAGTAATCAGTGTTCAGTAATTAGTGAGCCGTAATCGGCAATCAATGATCTCGGGCATTTGGAGCTGCGGGGTGAGCGCGTGGTCGCGTTGCTCGTCGGCCCATGCCTCCATCTCGCCGGTGCTGCGCACGACGTAGCGCGCCTCGGATTTGTCGGGCTGATCATCGGCCAGGCGCAGGGCGCCGATTTGGTACAGCTCGGTCACACGCGGGCGCAGGGTGAGGATGTCGATGCGGCTGCCCTCGGCCACGGCGCGAGTGGTGGCGCCATCCGTGCCGTGCGCGATCTCCCAGGCGATCCATGCGGTCCACACCTGCGAGCGCAGACCAGTGAGCCGCGCGCGGAGGCTCGCGAATGTTTCATTGCGGAAATCCAAGGGCTTCATGGGAATTACGATTTACGATTTACGCGCGTCACAGTTTTTCTTTCAATTTGATGAACTTCTCGAAGGCGGTTTTCGCGGCCTCGGGGTTGGCGATGGGGCCGTCCTCCACCCTCTGCCCTCCGTCCCCTGCCTTCCGCCCCACCGACCACTGACCACTGACCACTGACCCGCCGCCCCCCGGCGCGGGCGCGAGGCGCTTGTCGATGCTGCGGTTGGCGAGGCTCGTGGAGAGGCCTAGATCTTCGTCGAACTTGCGGAAGCTCCCATCCTCGGCGCGCTCGAAGATGTTCGAGAGCTTGAGCGCGCCGTCGTTGCGTTTGCCGGCGCTGATTTGTTTCCGCAAATAGATGATGACGCCACGCAGTTGCGGGCCGTTGTAGCCGGCTGTCAGCCACTCCAGCCAGAGCCGCTCGATCTCAGGAGTGAGCCGGACGCGCATCACGTTCTGGCAATACCACTCATGTAGCGCGGTGATGCGTTGCAGGGTTTCGTTCATGTTACCAGCCGGCGAGGTAGTCGATGCGGTGGATGCGCTGCGGAGCCACCACGGGCGGCGGCGATGATGCACGGTTGCAACTCGGCATTGGTCGCGGCCCGGACGCGACGCTCGCGCTCCTGGGCCGCGAGCGCTTCGCGAATCCACAGCACGGGCCACACGAGGAAGGGCACGCACATGATGAGGATGATGATGCTCATCCCAACACCTCCGCTGCGTCCCATTCGATCTTGATGTCGCTCTTGGGCACGTTGTCCTTGTCGCGCGCCAGGCACGCGCCGACAAAGCTCGGCCCCTTGATTTCGCCGAACTGTTCGCGGGCGGCGGCGCGGAATTGTTTGCCGTCCGTGAACAGGTTGTCCCACTTTTTAACGGGGCGGAAGAACGCCTGGAACTTGTCTCCGGATTGTTCGAGGATGCGGCGATGGAGAGGGGTGTTGTCGCCGACACTGCGGATCAATTTATCGGAGGTGAAGATGACAGGGATCATCAGCTGACTGCCGCGCGCAAACCAGCGGCGGCCTTCACGCCCGGCATCGGCGAGCGGCTCGTGCTCGGCGGCGAGGCCGATCTTTGTCAACCGCTCCTCGATGTCGTCGAGTTCGACCCGGGCGCGCGCGATGAGGGAGCGGAGTTCGAGGCCGCGATCCACGAGGGTCTTGATGGCACTCACGAGAGCCGCCCTTCGAGGATGGCACAGCGGCGATCAATTTTCGCGTGCGAACGGGCGACGGCCTTGGTGCCGCGCTGAAAGTGGAGATTCAGTCGAGCAATCACGCGGTTTTTTTCGGCCATCCACCTTCCGTGCGTGCGCTGGATGGTCTGGCGTGTGCGCTTGATATCGCGCAGCTCGGCTTTGATTTGCCGGACTTCGCCGGCGCGGGCGGATTTTGAGGTTTTGAGGTTCATTGGTTTTCAGTTCAGGTTGGGGGGGTGGATTGGAAATGTCGCACCCAGCGGGCGGCGGTGTCGCGCACGTCGGCGTAGATGGAGATGCGATCCCGGATGGTGCGCAGTGCGTAAAGGGTGGCGCCGCGCTGGCGGTGGAAGAGGCGATCTATGGAGTGCATGGAGGCGGACGTGGTCTCACGCACGATGTGCATGGCCAGCCAGCGCGCGGACACCAACGTCTCTTCGCGACCGGGGCCGAGCAGTTGCGCGAGAGAGACGCCCGCCTCTCGGGCCACATCCGACTGGATGTCCCGCACGGCGGCGATGAGTTCAGGGGAGTCGTTCATGGGATTTACGTTTTACGAATTGCGATTTAGGGCGCGGGCGCGGGGTTTAAGCCTGACAACCTGAAAACCTGAAAACCGGCGAGGCTCCTGTTCGCTCATGTCCGGATGGTGTTGAGCTGTTGCAGGAGTTCGCCGGCCGGGATGTAGCCGTACAGCCAGCGTCCGAGCTTGCCCGGCTCAATGAAGCCGAGGGCGATGAGCTGGTCGGCGGTGTGATGGACGGCGACGCAGTGCAACTCGTCCTGCCCGATGAAGTGGCCATGGTCAAAGAACCGGCTGCGCAGGGCGTCGCGGTCGGCGTCGATTTGCGCGACGGTGGTCGGCCCGCGCACAAGCGCGGGCGGCGCGGGCGGCGCGGGGTGGGTTGCCTCGCGCTGTGAGGCTGCAGCGCGAGCGGGGATGCCGTCGGCGGCGAGCAGGGTGAGCAGGTCGAGGTCTCCCCGCATCCGGGTGATGATGCTGTTGATGTCGTTCATGGGATTTACGTTTTACGTTTTACGAACCGCTCATGCGGCGGGGTTCTGGCGTTGTTGATGTTTCACGAGCGCGAAATAGATGCCCCAGAGTTGCCGCACCGAGGCATCGGCGATGTGTAGGCCGTGGAATCGCTGTTTGCAGATGCCGTGGGCGTAGGCGACGGATTTGCCGAGCGCGGCGCAGGCTCGGGTGATCTTCCACTCGACCTGACGGCGTGCGTTATCGTCGCCATGGACAAGGGTCTTGAGTGCCTGGCCTGGCTCGCCAAGGGCATTTTGGAAGTGGGCTTTGACGGTTGCAAAATCTTCCTGTGAACAGCAGCGCAGGCCGTGCTTCCCGCAGGCGGCGATGACGTGGCCGTGGCGGAATGTGGCGCGGGCCTTCGTGGTCACGTCCGGCGTCTCGCCGCGACCGCGCGCCTTGGCCGCGTCGAGGTTGTAGAGCCGATCACTCTGCTGGGAGAGGTAACGCTTTTGATCTTTGGTGAGGGCGCTCATGATTTACGATTTACGATTCAGGGCGCGGGCGCGGGGTTGAAACCTGACAACCTGACAACCTGACAACCTGAAAACCTGAATGGCGGCGCTCGTAGGTGATCATGGTGCTCCGTAGGTGTCTGCCTTGGGGTGGTCGATGCCGGTGCGCGGCCCGTGCAAACTCAGCATGTCATCCGCGAATGTGAGCGCGGCCCGGCAGCATTCACCGACGAGCAGCTTCGTGACTCCACAGCCGTGCGTGAGGGTGACGGATTTGCCGCACACGTCGCAGACACCATCGAGCGGGCCGACGAGTGCCTTCACGTTGTTCTTGCGCGTGCTCATTCGTCGATGGGCGTGAGGCTGTGGTGCTCTCGGTGGACTTGGCCGAGGCTGTGGCGGATCATGACGGCCTCGGCCATCGCGACGGCCACGGCGGCGACCTGAATCAGCTCCCTGTACAGGTCGGGCGCATCGTGTTCCGGGTCGCTCAGTTCCAGCGCGACTTCCCCGACTTCATTCAGCAGCACGGGTAGCTTGAGGATGGAGGGGATGGCCGGGTCGGCGCAGTCGGTCAGGATCCGCCCGTCGTCGTGGAGTCTGGCCTGGCGTTCACGCTCGACGCCCACGGCGTCGAGCACGGCAATGGTGAGGGTGAGGTTGAGCATTGGATTTATGATTTACGATTTACGATTTACGATATTATTGACGGCGAGGGAGAGTTCGTCTGGCTTTACGTAGATGATCGACGCCTCGTGAATCTCGATGCGGATCAGGGACAGCGGGCCGTCGCTTTCAGAAAGCAGCAGCGTCAGGTTGGCGTTGGTGGCGCTGGGCACGGTGGCGGATTGGGCTTTTTGGGGTGTCAGGTCCATGAGGTGAGGCGGTTTGAGTTGCGTTGGGTGACGCGCCGGGCCTTGACCTCGGCGAGAGCGGCGGCGAACTCCAGGTGCGTGCGCGCCTTCTCGGCGCGAGCTTCGCGGCTCACGAGGTTCACATACTTCCAGTTGCCGTATTGGGGCGCCTCGGCGGCGAGCGCGTCGGCGCTGAGCTTCGCATCCTTTGGCGTCGCGAAGGTGACGCCGCGACGGTCCAGGAATGTGAGGATTTCATTTGGCGACGGACTGGCCAGCGTGACGCGCTCGCACAGCCTGTTGCCGAAGAGTTGCGCGGCCTCCTGGTAGCTGTCGGATTCGAGTTTGCGGATCAGAGCCGGGATGCACAGGAAGACGACGACGACGCGGCTGCTGTCCTGCGTGACGTTGATGATCGTCTTCACGTTGTTCAGCATCTTCCAACCCATGTGGTGAGCTTCGTTGATCAGGAGGATGCGTTTGCGCTTGCCCAACTCTTCATGCACGCGATCCCAGCGGAGACCGGGCATGGAGGGGATGTCGCGCGCGCCGAGCGCGCGGAGGATGTCGCCGGCGGGCACAGTGTTGCTGTCCCGCCACATTTCGGTCGCCTCGACGGCGACGGTGATTTTCCCCCATTGGCGCAGCAGGAAGTTGCGCAGCACATCCTTCCCCGTGCCGTTCTCGCCCTCGATGCAGACGAGCCGGCTATTTGTCTCTTCGGCGAGCGCGCGGGTCACGCCCCTGACGCCGCGTGCGACGTTGTCGAAATCGGTGTATTCCGTCTCGGCGGGGCGATCCGTGGCGCGGCGTTGGATAATGTAAGAAGCCGCAGCCTCGAAGTTTTTCAACTGCGCCGCGATGTTCAGTTCGCAGAGGTCATCATCGGGATCGAGGATCCTCTTGTAGGTCTTCGTCGAGCCGACGTGCGAGATTTCCCGGCAGGTCTGACCATCAGACCAGTCGCGCAGTACTTGGTAATCCCACACGTCGCGGGCAAGCTCGCGTAGTCGGGTGATTTCCGGGGTGGTTTGCATTGTGGTTTTGGTTGTTGGTTGTTGGTTTTGCCGGTCAGACAAAGAGGTGGGCGTTGTCGCGCTCGAAACGCGCGGCCTGCTCGCGGGCGCTGGCGATTTCCACGGACGGATTTCCGATTTCCGATTTCCGATTTACGAGGGGTGCGACATCGCGGTCGATGACATCGCGGTCGATGACAACCTTCTGGCCGAGGCCGTCGCGCATCTCGGAGATGCCGGTCGGCGCGGGGATGTTCGGTCCCTGGCGCGGGAGGATGTGCCGCACTTCGCGGCGCATGGCGCTGGCGGCTTGCTGCCGCTGTCTGCGGCCGAGGCTCACCGGGTCATCTCCCCAGCCCATCACGAGCCTCACATAGCCGGCGGTCTCGTTGATCTGGAGGGCGGGGCCGAGCACGTCGCCGGCGCGGTGTGGGCCGTGATTCTCCAAAAGCACGAGGGTCGCGGCGCAACGGGCTTCGCTCGGGTCAAAGTGACAGCGCACCTTAGCGCCGTGATATTGAGGGAGCCAGGGCGCGCTGAAATCGAAGGGCACACTCACCTCCTCGAAGATCGGCACCTTGCCGCCGACGAGCATCCCGCGCACGGTCCAGTCGCGGACGTAGGGGCTGAAGATCCAATCGCTCTCGGGATTGAGCCGCCGAAGCGGTCGCGCCGCGAGGTGATCGGCGAGGCGCTCCTCGGGGATCCAGCGGCCGTAGTTCGCGGAGTTCACCGGGCTGCGATTCTGTTCCATCGTGATGGCGTCGAACGCGGCGAGCGCGGTCTCGAGCAGCGGGAACATCTGCCGTGGATCTTGCGTGCCTTTCTTGCACTTCGTCAGAAAGACATTCGCTTCCTCGGTTTCGCCCATAAATCGTCCCACGTCTGCGCCGGGGAAATGGAGCGAGAGTTTTTTCCAGTCATCGCTGAATCCGCCTTCGACGAACGGCTTCGAGCGCGGCGAGAAGACGTGATGCACGTCGCTGCCGAGATGTTTCGCGGCGTCCTCGACCATCTGTGTTTCCCAAGTGCCGCGCTCAAATCTCCACGAGCGCGGGATGCCCATGGTGCGCGCGACCATGCGCATGAGCGCGAGCACGTCCTCGCGACGATAGCTCCCTCGCGGCCGCGCGACGTAGACGTAGCCGGGACGGAATCGACTCCCGGCATCAATGGGGCGGAGGAATTGAAAGCGCCCCACCTTGACGCCGAATTTATCCGAGCACGGACAGCCGCCCATCGTCCACGGCACGCACACTGGGAAGTTGATCGTACCGTCGTCGGCTTCGATGACGTCGCCCGCGCGCAGGAAAATGCGCTCGGCAACGCCTTCGCCGCGTTTCCACATCATCGTGCCGGGGGCGGAAACGTGCTTGAGGGCGGCTTCGGTGGGATTCCGATAGGCATCGACAGTGGAGCGGTCGGCGAGAATCTGCCTGGCAATGCGCTCGGGCACCAGGGGCGTGCCAGCGCGCTCGCGGGCGAGGATGAGTTCGCGAAGTTCCGGCGGGCACGTCGGGATGACGGGCTGGCCAACGTCGCGCATGGCGCGCCCGAATCGCAGGGTGTCGTTGGGCCGCCAGCCGACGGGGAGCGCGGGCAGGGAGATGACGCGGCGAATGGCTTCAGGAACCGATCCTCCATTCACGTTTCGGTTGGTGATCAACCAGAAGAATTTCGCGGCGGGGATGAACCAGGCGGGGACGATGAACGATGGCTTCGTGCCGCAGTCGCGACGGCGCGGCAGCAGCCCCGCGACACCCTCGCGCCGCCAGCGCGAATACATGGAATTTGATCCGCTGAAGAATGCCGGGGCTTTGCCCAGCGCGACGGCGGCTTGATTGAGCCCGTAGTGGGTCGGCGCGCCGATGAGTTCGAGGTAACGCACGCACGTCGTCGCCTTCGCCTCGGCCTCGCGCCAGTCGGCGAAGCTGTGGCCTTTCACCTGGTGGGGCGAGGCTCCCGCCGAGCCGTGTTCAATATCCCGCGCCGCGCCGTCGGCGGAACCGCGTCGCGTATCGTCACAATGGGCAACGTCCTCGTGACGCGGCGCGGGAATGGCAACGTCCGCGCCGCCCTCAACCCACCCGGCCTCGCGGCTTGGGGCCTCTGCTGGATGACCAACAGAAGGTATGAGGGTACCCAGGGCCGGCACGGACGAAAGATCAGGGGCCGCCGGCACGGCCGGCCCCAGGAGCATTGAAGACTTTCCCTCACACGCGCGATGTGCGCCGGGCGTCAGAGGGAGGTTGTGGCGGTTGGAGGGCATGTTGGGGGGGAAGTTCAGAGGTCGGAAATCAGCGGGTTTTCAGCTCTTCCGCGATGATGTTTTTGAGGGTTTGCAAAAACACCGTGGGCAACTTGGCCACCCAGCGTTTGGCGTGAACAGTGATGGCATCGATCTGCGCGCCGGTGAAACTTTTGAAGCTGCAGAAGTGCTGCGCGATGTCGCCAAAGTGGACGTTGATAAATCTCGGCCAGTCCTTGCGATCCTCCCCCCTGAATCCGCCCACGGTGCGGCCATTGTGCGCGCGGGTGATGGCGTGCGCCTCCTGCCCATCGACGACGATGCTGGCGAGGCAATCCCGGATCGTCTTGGCGGCCGTAAAGTCAAAAAAAAGTTGCCGCGCTTCTAGCGCCGAGGCGTCCAGCCCGGCCGCGTCGGGTGCAACAATGTCGGACACGGGCAACGACAGCGCCCGCGTCTGATAGCCGGAGGCCTCAATGACGCGCTGGGTCAGCTCCATCCACGCGAGAGAGTCCGGTATTTATTTCGCCCGAATGTATCGGACAGCCAGTGCTGAAAGTTCCCATGGCCCACCAAGGGCTTGATCTCGATGAGCAGCGCGCCGACGTGCAACGCCTTGCGCACAGCCTTCTCGGCCAGATCATCCGCCTCATTGACGGCGACGTGGATGATGGCGACGGCGGCGGCCAGGGCGGTGTCTTTTTTAAGGGCGGGTTTGTTCATGCTGAAATCTGATTAAGTTTGCTGAACTTGAGGGCACGAGAACGATCTTCGAGAGCCAAAAAATCTGCGGCAAGGCCGCGGAGTCTGGCGGCCCTCTCCACGTCGATCTCAAGGCGGGAGAGTGCCCGGTAGATGCGCGCGCGGCGGGCGCCGTCCAGTGATTCCGCCGCGGTGAAAGCCGCAACCCAGAGTTCGTGTGCGTCGAGGTCCATGATCAGGCGGCGTGCAGAAATGATCGAAGGGCCACGCGGATCGCGTGGGCGCGTGGTCCGTTGCGAAGGCCGCGCAGCGAATTGTAGACGGAGCCGGTGGCAAGCCCCCGCTCGCGAGACCAGGCGCGAATGGAATACCCGCGCGCCATCAACTCCGCTCTCATCTGTCGATATTCAGTTCTTGATCTTCGGTTCATCTGGTGTATAAATCTGAACGAAGTTTATTCGTTTTTTGGCAGCGTGTCAAAATAAAAGTTCAGTGATTATTAAAAACATTTCAGAGCGAATCGAAAAGCTCATGGTGGATCGCGGGCGCGACGGAAACGAATTGGCGGCCAAGCTTGGGGTCTCGCCCGCCGCTCTATCGAATTGGCGCGGCGGATCGGGCATCACGGGCGGAAATCTACGCGCGTTGGCGCGTGAACTTAATTGCGATGTTGAGTTTTTAACCGGCGCGCAATTGGAGGTGTTGCGGCCCGTCATTAAAGAGGGCCCCCAATCCAGCGTTGAACACTGGATGCAACGCGCTCTTCGCGCCGAAGAAAAACTCACAACTATTGAGGCCGCGATGGACGGCCGCCGAACGGAATCCAAGGACATTAGGCCGCCGTCCGATCCGGTCATTTACAAGCAATTGGACGAATGATTTGCCAAAAGAGAAAGCTGAGAAAAACATGAAGGATTGGATCGTGATTGGAATGTGCGCGATGGCAGCCGTGACGGCCCGCGGCGCGGAGGAAAAGGTTTCGCTCGATGGCCGGCGGGAGACGTTCACCAACACGGTGGGGCGCGTCTTCACCAATGTGTTTCTCCTGCACCAGGACAAACTCGGCCTGACGTGGGGCGCGACCTCCAACACCCCGATGGGAATGGTGAAGTGGGCGGCGATTCCAGAAGCGGAAATGGAGCGGCTACAGTTGACCTGGCGTTGGAAAATCGAGGCGCAGTTGAAGGCAAATCGCGAGGCGTATGCGGCGACGGAATCATGGGAGGCGGCTGTCGCTGCCGCCCGGCTCGCGCACCAGGAGAAAACGGAGAAGATCATCGAAAAGGAATTGCTCACAATCTTCCCGACGATCAGCTGGCGCGGCGCGCAGGTGACGGCCTCAGTATCGACCGGGTTTTATCTACTGCCGTTCGACGAAAAAAAGAGGGCGACGGCGCTGTTGCTGGGCTATGTCCAAGGCAAGGAACCTCAGGCGAGGTTCGTCGAGCTGAAAGATGAGTATTCGGGTAAATCGGTGGGGAAGATGGGGATATTCGGATTCTCGATGAAGTGATTGAAAAGCCCAATGATTTGCCAAAAGTGACAGCTGTCACTTTTGCCTGAATGGGTCTGATGAAAACCAAAAGAAAGACGAAAAAGGTGTGGGTTTTCGACTGTGGAATTGCGATTTAAGCGCCCGCCAGGCGAAGCCCCAGCGCCCCCGCCGCGACGGGTTGAAAAGACCCATTCAGAACAAATCCGCCTGCCACCGTCTGTTTTCCTGTGGAAAAAACCAATGGAATCAGTCAGAACAAGCCAAAACAACCTAGAAATCACCATATCCGAGGTGCTGCCCTGCGGCACGCGGCGCTGGCGGGACATCGAGGCGTCGGAGGGGTCGCTGAGCACGGCTTCGACCTGCCCCTCGTGATGGCTGCCCGGACAGACCAGCAGCGAGCCGTTCTTCTCATCGACGTGGTGCATCGGAATCCAGACCACCATTCCGTTTTCACCGGCGAGGTTTTGCTCGTAATAGGAGGAATCCTGGTGCCAGTCGAGGCTGTTGCGCGTGTCGTGCGGCGGGTCCATGCGCAGCATGTGGCCGGTCACGGCAAGAGCCTTGGGATCGACCCCCCACGCGTGCCCGACGGCCGCCAGAAGTTGCGGCTCCACGCACAGGCGATGCATGGCGGTGGAAAGCTGGACCACGTCATAGACCATGCCGAACATCTTGGCCTGGTCGGCACGCAACGCGATCAACCGCCCGTTGAATCCCGAATCGGTCCAGGGCGGCGCGGACATCAACCGCTCGAACTCGGTCCCGCTCAAGGACTCGTCGTAGCGCTGGATGAGCAGGACGACCGTTTGATACAGGTCGAGAACCGCTTGCTGCGGGACGGACCCCTGCAACAGGGCGTAGCCGTCGCGAGTGAACTGGCTGGTCGGAACCAGCCCCGTTTTAGTTTCTGATTTTTGATACGTCATAGATTTCAAGATGATAGTTGTGCCGATGGCGCCGATCCTTGCCTTACCGTCGCTTCCGTGAGTGCCGGGAGGCGAAATCCGCCATCGCCTCCGCCATGCGTTCCCCGCAGCGGCCGTCAATGTAACCACAAACGTGCTCGGCGATCCATCTCCGCTTTTGCCGGTGCAGGGATGGATCCTTGAGATAGGCGCGGACGGCGCCGACCATCTCCTCGTTGCTCTTCACAATCCACATCCCGCCGGATTCGGTGATGGGCTTGAAATGATTCCACACATGGTTGATGTCATGAATCAGTCCGGCCCGATCCTGCGCCGAGGAAGGATCGTAGTCGAGGTTCACCACGGGCTTGTCGAAAATGGCGGCATCCACCGCCACCGTGGAAAAAATGTTCACCAGCACGTCGCAATGGCGGAAGGTGTTCACCCAGTTCACGATTTGCTGCCGGTCCAGCGAACGCGACGAGAGCTTGGATCCGGCCTGGCCGGTCTTTTGCAGGATCACCCTCGGCCCGAAATCCATCATCTGCTGCGATTCCTTCCCGGTCTCGAAGAGCGGATGCGGACGAATGACGAGCTGCACGTCGCCGAGCTTTCCGTCGGCAACCTGCCGCGCCAGATGCAACGCCGCCAGGAATTCACCCGGCACAAGATTGGGCGAGCCAAGCCCGTGCAGGATGACGGGCAACTCGGGCCGCAACCCGTTCTCGGCGCACCATTCCTCCTTCGTCTGGCGGAACTCATCATTGAAGAAGACATCGAATTGCGGCGCGCCCACGCGATAGACCGGCAAGCCGCGCGACTGCGGATAAAATTCGTGCAGATCCTTCTCCATCTGTTCCGACCAGACGATGAAGCCGTCGTACTTCAGCACCATCCGGTGCTTGGTCGAGAGATTGTCCCAAGAGGTGATGAACGCCAGCACCGGGATGCCGAGATTCTTGGCCGCGGCGATCATGGCCGGCTCCTCGTAACGATGCGGGCCGGTCGTGACCACCACATCCGGGGGATTGGCCTTGAATTTTTCCAGCGTCTCGAAGCTGCGGGGATACCCCAGGCAAAGGCGCTCCAGCCAGTTCTCCAGCGGCTGCTCGACGCCCAGGCCCGCCAGCAGCCGCGCCGGCCATTGAAACTGGCGCACCAGGGTGTTCTCGCGTTGCGGAAGATTCTTGCGGATGCTCAGGCGGCTGGGCGTTTGCTGGGCGTAGTCCCAGGTCATCTCATTGAGCCGGCGCAGGTAATTGTAGGGAAATTCCTTGAAGGGCCGCAGTTCGGGCAGCGGCTCGATGGGGCAGCCCTCCACGGCCTTGGGCGCGGCAAAATCCGGATTCCGCGCCGACATCGTCCACACGCGACCGTCAGCCAGCTCCGCCAGGCGCTCTTGAAAGCGCGAATACATCAGCATCCGATCCGTCAACAGCGATGACGAGAGCACCACAATGCGCGGGCGCACTCCGGGAGACGAGCCATTCACATGCGTTCCATTTGGTTCGAGCGTCGTCATATCTTTCAAAAATTCCTCAAGCCGTGGTTCAGGACTTGTTCGCGGGCGCAAGCCAGCGCCGAAGCTGCTCGGCCGCGCGCTTCGGCTCCGCCACATAATCGAGATGAAACAGTTCCTCCATCGCCCGCAACTCGTCCGGGCGCATCTGCCACCACTTGAGTTGCAGCAGCAGCGCGGCGATCTCCTCATTGAAACGCCGCTTGATCACGCGCGCCGGATTGCCCACCGCCACCGTGAACGGCGGGATGTTCTTCGAGACCACGGCCCCGGCCCCGATGACCGCGCCATCGCCAATCTCCACGCCGGCCAGCACAATCGCGCCGTGGCCGAGCCATACGTCGCTGCCAATCTTCACCGATTGCGGGGTTTGATGCTTCTTCAATTCACCCTTCCACAACCCTTGCCCGATGTAGGTGGTCAGATGATTCAGCGGATGATTCAGAGCATAAACCGCCACATGCGGGGCGAGCGAACAATAGCTGCCGATGCTGATGGTCCCACCCACCAGTTCCGCGTAACGCCCGATGGTCGTGGCGTAGCCGAGAGAAATCTTTCCACTGACCTTGGATCCTTCGTCGATGGAGTTTGCCCCGGCCGCGGACAATTGCGCGTAACGGACGTTCACCCGCTCGCCCAGGCGCACGCCGGGAATCTCCGGCGTCTCGTCCCCGCCGAGCTTCTTCCCCAGTCTCTTGAGTGCCTTCATTGCCGGATTATTTCCCCGCAGCCTGGACGGTTGATTCCACGGCAGCCGAGGCCCGATCCACGCTCCATTGCGCCGGAGGATTCAGGATAACCCGTCCTTTGCCGAGTGTTTCGGTTTTGCCCACCACATCCAGCATGGCCACATCCGACATGCAGCGCACGCCCTCGCCGGCCAGCGTCTGGG